CCCGGTTCGACAACAAACTGGCCAGAACCAGAGTCCTTCACGGTGGTCTTCAGAGCGCCGTACATGGAAGCTGGCAGGATGTATGCGAGGTTGCCCATAAGAGCGTTATCCTCGGCAACAGCCGTTTCCATTGCCACCACTTCCGCGAAGGTCGGGTTTGCCGCTGCAAAGTTCGTCGGAGCGTTGATGCCCGATGTGTTTGCAATGCCTGTCGGCTGACCGGAAGAACCGGACCCCTGAAGCGCACCGTTATCAATCGCGAGAGCCAGACCAGTCGAAAGGTCGTTGCGGACCAGTGCCTCAATGTCGAGGCTCGACTGCATCATCATCAAGCGAGTGATGTCGGTGAACGCGCCAAGCGTTTTTGGCGACATTGTGACCTGACCAAATGTTGGCTCGGACTCAGAAGACGCACCGCCTTCAGTCGAAATCCAGCCAGCAGTCGAAGCAGCAGTCTTCTTGGGGATCTTAACATCACCAACAAGGCCCGTGAGCATGGTCGCGCCTGCCTGCATCACCGACGAAGCGTTCCGCAGAACGTCGATGAAGTCACCGCTGCGATAGTCTTCAGCAACCATTGCCGAATCGTCAGAGGTGTTCAGGTCACGCTGGGACCAAGAGCGGCGAACATCAGCAGGGATGTAGAGACCCTGTGGATCAACGCCATCACGCTTTGCAGCTTCAGCGGCAGCTTCAAACTCGAACTCAGCAGCAGCGCGAGCGCCACGATCAGACGGGTTTGCCATCGCACGGATTGCGCGCATCAACGAGAACTCGCGGACTTCCTTCTTGCTCAGACCGATGGCGCTGTCATCCAGCGGCTTCGAGCCGATCACATCAAGAAGCTGACCACGGAACTCAGCCAGAGAAACGCCCTTTTGGACAGCTTCGTCAGCCATTTCACGCTTGTTGTGCTTCGCAGCGAGACGGTAAATCTCGCCAGTCTCTTTGGCAGCGGAACGGGCAGCTTCAGCCTTCACCGCTTCCACGTCGATTTTGACTTCTTCAGTCATAGTGGTCTCCATAATGGGAGTTTCAGTTACAAGTTTAGCGGGTGAAGTTTCTGCTGCGCGACCAACGCCGACTGTCCTGTCAGCGGGAATCGATACAACGGATACCTCCATTGGCGACCACGAAGATACACGGTAGCTATCCGATCCTTCGCGATCCATTTTGTTGACTGCATAGCCAACAGATACGTTGCCGCGAATATCGTCAACAACGTCATTGTAGATTTCACTTGCAAGCGCGCCTCTTCCGAAACGCACAGTTCCCCGCAGACGACGGGTAGCAGAGTCAATCTCTACATCCTCAATTACGCCGATCTGTTGGCGTGGGTCGTGATCAAGCAACAAAGGCATCCGACCAGAGCGAGCGAACTCAAGGTCAATGCTTCCTTCAGCATGATCCAAAATCTCTTTGCCGAAACTACGCTCGACAGGCTCTTCGCTGGATATTGCCATGCGGACAGCGCGTCTCTCATCATCAATGACCTTGGCCGATGCCGTCATCGCGCGTGTCTTCATGTCGTCCCGGCTAAAGCGGTCCTTCTCTTTGTATCCGCGTTCTGCGACCCTACGCAGTTCGCTGAAGCGGTGGCCGACCATTACACCAGATGCAGCCCAGCCGTCTTCACCTTCGCGGTAAACCTCAATCAGCGCTGCGGGATCATCCGCATCGCCGTTGATCTTCACATCTGTATCAGGCACATCGATTTGACCATCACGCTCAATGCGCTCGACCTTGCCGTATGCTTCACCGCCGGAACTGTCCCACTCAACGTAGTTACCCACGCTCAGTTCATCCGGCTCTGCACGTTGATCAGACATCTCTGTCACCTCATTTGTTTCGGAGACTATATCATCTTTCTCATCGATTTGCACTGTGCGCTCCTCTGAGTCCATGCTCGCAACCTTGTCGCGCGCCCACGACTGCCCCGCGTCACCGCCCCAAAGCGCCCATGCGATGCGTCCAGCGCTTGGATAGCCGTCCTCGCCTGGGCTGAACCCTTCTGCTTTCTTGTCCACCTCATGGCGGGCGAAAAAGCTGTGCATCCGTTTGACAGTGCTTTCTGACAAGTCTTTGCCATTCGAAATATCGCGAGCGCGAGCAACACCCACTTCAGTGCCGCCGCGCCCAAACTCACGACGCCACTCAAGCCCCCTGCGAGCCTCTTCTTTCATTCCATCAGTCGGTTTGTAGGGCATCCGAACCTCCTGCGTCAGCCGGGACAGGCTGCTTGTCTCCGAATGGCTCATAAGCCGTGGACAGCCCGTATTGCGCGGCGCTTTCCTTGTCGCGTGTAATCTGAGCAAAGGTTTCTTCAGCATCTCGCCCATAGTTGGCAGCAATGTCGCTATGGCTCAAAATACCGTTCTGCAAGCCGACAACAGCAGCATTGATCTCCTTGAGTGGATCAACCCACTGGAAGCCACGCGGGCGGAACATGAACGAGCGAGAAAACTTCTCATATTTCCCCGACCCCGTGATCGGTGTCAGTGCGTTATCAACCACATGTTCCAGCCAGACCCGATAAAGCGGATCAAGGAAGTGGTCGATCATAAACGTCTGAAGCGTCCGATAGAAATCACGCTCTTCCAATGCGCCCTGCCGGATAGACGAATAGCTTGTGCCTTCAAGATCATTCGCCAGAGATGTGTAACTAACCCCCAAGCCGCCAGCGATACCGCGAAGAATGCTCTTTTCAAAGTCGGCAAATGCAGATGTTGGATGAGACGGGTCAAACGGCGTGAAATCTACGCCCGCAGGCAGTTGGTGGAATGTACCAGCTTCCGCGTCGTAGATCGGAGATCCTGTTCCACCTTCACCCTCATAGCCATCTGCCATGAAGTCATCACCAGCAGGGCTGGTAAAGAAGCCCATTTTCGAGGCCGCAGTCCGCGCAGCAACCAGTTCTGCCTCGCGATACCCATGCAGCATCTTCAACGCCGATATTGCAGCCGTTGACCAAGGTGTGCCGCGCGTCTGGCCCGCACGTTCCTGACGATAGATGTGCATGATCTCTGAGGCAGGAACACGCACTCTCTTCGTGCCTTTTGCCAATGTCGTGTAATCATAATCGCCGGGATGGTTCAGCAGAATGTGATAGGCAACAGGACGACGATATTCGTCCAGTTCAACGCCCATGCGGACATCGTTGCCGTTGCGATATAGCTCATTCATTTCTTCATCAACGCGATCAGGCTCAATGACCTGAATAGCGATCTGATAACGAAATGCTCGGTTTTTGACGATACGCAAGAAAACCTCGCCGTCACGGGCCATGCCTGTGATGACATGGTTCTCCAAATCGATCAGGCTCATTTTCCCGTCAACAGTCGGACCACCAAGACGCCCGAATTCAGCCCAAGCAGCCTCAATCATGCGGTTGCCAGCGCCGTCTTGCGACCCGTCAGGGTTATCTGCCCTTACTTGCAGCCGAAAGCCGTTGTTACCGACCACATTTGTTCGCAGAAGCTGTAGATAACGACGAAAATACTCGTTGTTGCGCTCCAAATCTCGCGATCTGTTTCGCAATTCATTCAGCGCCCACCGGATTTCACTGTCGGCGCTGCGATTGCTTCCGTTAAAGTCAGCAAAAAGCCGCCCCTTTGCAGCAGCGGCATAGTTTCGCCTCTGGAAGCCCTTTGGCTTGACGGGCTTTTTGAATATATCCAGAAGACCCATCAGCTAAACCTTACCTTGATCGTGGAGCCGCTTGCTTTTCCGCGCTTAACCTTCTCGCGGTTCTCATGCTTCACCACTTCAGCACGATACCGATCACGCGCGGCAAGAAGTTCGTCAAACGTCATCTTAGTCAAAGATCGACCAGCGATGCTGTAGCTGCTGACATCGCTGTCAGCCTTTCCTTCGAGAATAGACTCGATTTTGTCAATCATCACCTCGGCATGGATTCGAGGATCAGCCTGATTGTTATCCATATCAGGGAGGGCTTGAAAATCACCAACGTCAAAGACGATGCGATTGCCAGAGGAAGTCTGTGTTACCTCAAGCTGCCAATGGTACTTACCAGGTTCAAAGGCAGAAGACGTGTCGCTGTCTGCTGTGAAGAGATAATAGTCTTCTCCGCTTGGCTCAGTCGCAGGTATTTTGATTTCGTTGGAACCGCCGCCAGTGATGCGCGCAACATACTCAGCAGAATAGGCGCTGGGCGGGTAATCAACCGCGATGTCAGAGCGCTTCCACTGGATGAAGTCACCAACTACGATCTCAAGAGGCTCGCCTTCTGGGGCGTTTGCCGCATCAAACAGATTGGCCATTATTTATATCCATGCACAAAGCTGCTTCTACGAGGGACTGCGGGACGACGCGAGACGGTATTATCCGATGCGGATTGTACCATATTTTGCGCTCTTCTGTAAACGGTCTCTAGGTTTAGATTCAAGATGGCAAGCGCAGCCGTAGCATAAACGCGGCAATCAAGTGCCTCGTTTCGCGTCCTGATCTTAACCCATTCACGTTTTGGACGCCCCTTGAAATACTTCGTGACCTTTTTTTCAGCGGTCAACATCCGATAGTATTCTTCATTTCGCCCAGTCGGGAAGTGGCAATAGCCCTCGCCTTCTTCTACGATCTTCAAACGAGAATAGATCAATTCTTTCGCTGTGTCTGTGCCAACGGGGAATAGATTGATCTTGCCAATGTTGTTCTTCGTCGGCCTGCCCGCGATTGGCTTACCCTCACCGCCAACACCTTTGATCGCGAACACCTTGCGCCCAGCGCGCGCGCGGCAATAGTTGTAAACCTGCTGCGTGTAGTGGCCACCAGAGTCAACAGCAGCCGATCTGATGACCATCTCGCCATGTATTGGATGCACGAACCTCTGCTGCAAAGTCTGGTCAAGCTGCATCCATAGATCGGCAGTCGATGGATCACCGTAGATTGTCTGGTAATCAATGCTCCAGCTTTCCTCGCCTCGACCCCAACCGACAACCTCCAACTCCAAGCGATCATCCTGCACGTCAACGCCAGCGGTAAGCAACAAGACATCATCTGGCAGTTCCCCGCCCCAATCCTCTGCGCGTTGCATTAGATCGTGGTCGTCAACCTGTTCGCCTTGATCCTCCCAAGTCTCGCCCAAGAAGGTGTTCACCCAAGTCTTCAAGCGCATCGGATCTCGCTTGGACGCCAAGAAATCGCGGACGCTGTCTTCCAGCGGTGTCCACGGCGAATAAAGACCGCTCAGATGGAAGCCCGCCGTCTTGCCGTCTCCATCTGATGTGGCTTTCCACTTGCCATATCGTATTGCTCGGTATCTCTTCGCATCAGACCAGCAAGAGCCACAATGCTCGCAGACATAGTTCGCCGTCGCGGGCTTATCCTTCTCCCAATGCACATTAGCCCAGCGCAGCACCTGTTCTTCCTCGCAGTCTGGACAAGAAACAAAATACTTCCTCTGATCGCTTTCCTGATATGCTTGCTCAATCCGACTGTGGCCGCGCTCTGTCGGTGTGCTGACCATAATGATCTTCCGGTTCCAGAATGTGCTGGAACGCTTTTTCGCCAAAGACACTGGATCACCTTCAGACCCAGCGGAGAGCGGGTAGCGGTCAACCTCATCGCATAAGATCATGCGGCAAGGTCGAGAAGCCAAGGACGAAGGGCTGTTCGCACCGCAAGCAGTCACATGCCCACCGGGGAAGACCTTGTGCAAAGTGGTGTTTCCGCTGTCGCGAGACCTTGGGTCTTTGATCTTATTGGCCAGAACAGGCGTATCGCGCACAGCAGGCGCAAGCCTGTCCTTAGACCACGTCTGCGCCATCTCCAAGGTTGGCTGGACAACAAGCATTGGCGCAGGGTCTTGGTGGATGTGATAACCAACCACATTGTTGATCAGTTCTGTCTTGCCGATCTGGGCCGCTGTCATCAAGACAACTGTCTCAATGCTTGGGTCGCTCACAGAATCCATCATCCCGCGCTGATACTCTGCGCGACTGGTTGACCACTTTCCAGCCTCGGCGCTGCTTTCACTAGACAACTGCCGAAACCGATCAGACCACTGGCTGACTGACAGCCTTGGTGGTGGCTTTAGAGATGTTCTGATCGCTTCTGCGATCCGCGCCTCAAGTCTCTTCGCTTGGCTCGCCTTGACTGTATCCGACCAGTTCATTCAATGCCTCAACTATCGCGCCTTCTATCAGCGTCTGAACCTCGCGCACAGTTGCTGATGCGTGTGCTTCCGGCGCAACTTTCGTTGGAACCCCCAGCAAGCGCGTCCGCACCTTAGTCAACTGGTTTTCGATCTGCTTGGCAACGTCTTCAATGTAAACCAAGTCGCCACGACCAACCGCGTTCTCCATCTCTTTCGCGTCAGCTTGCTCTTTAGCAAGTCGTGCGCGCTCGGCTGATAGGTCCAGATCGCCAACCTTGTATCGTCCAGCGGCGACCTCGCGAATGTGCAGGATGTATTCACGCCGCACCTGTTCAAGATCGTATTGACCGCGACCCTTCTTGGTGATTACACCTTTATCTATGAGGTTTTTGACCTTGGCTGGCTCCATCTGGAGATGCGCGCCGACCTCTGACAAAGTGGCCATAAGACGATCCTTTCTCTACTGTCCTCCCCCTTATAACATTCTGTCGCTAGAAAATAAAAGTGGCGCGAACTACC